AGGCGGTCTCTGATTTAGCTGGTGAAAATATAGAGCCCTCAAAAGAACATCAAGATCAAGCAGTAGAACTTGCGCGTGACATGATGACAAACAAGAAACTTAAACCTGAGTTCGCAAATTATCCAAATGAAACAATGGCGTTTCTAGCAGGACTTGTAGCACAAACTAATTGTATGATTGTCGAAGAGCTATCAGACTTAAAACTTTATACAGTTAATAAGTTTGTGGAATTATCAGCAATGGCAGAAAAAGATGCAGATAGAATAAAAGCATTGAGAAATTTAGGAGAGGTAGACGGCGTTGATGCGTTTAAAAGAAAAACAGAGATTACGCACATTACTAAATCAGGAGATGAGTTAGAGAAAGAACTTTTAGAAACTATAGAACAGCTAAAAGGGACTATTATTGAGGGCGAACACGAGATAGTCGACGATGATTAGTGAAAACGATCTAAATCTACTTCAAGCAAAAATCCCTCATATGAGTGAGCGGGAGCAACAGAAGCACCTTACGCTTTTAAAAGAATACAAAAAGAACTTAACTAAAACACAGGGGAAGGCAAACTTCTTAGACTTTATTAAACATGTCTACCCCGATTATAAAGTAGGAGAACATCATGCAAAATTGGCTAAATTATTTGAAGAAATCGCAGACGGAAAAAGAAAGCGAGTTATTGTTAATATCGCGCCTCGTCACGGAAAATCGGAGCTTATTTCCTATCTGGCTCCGGCTTGGTTTTTGGGTAAGCATCCAGCAAAGAAGGTTATCATGGCATCTCACACAGCAGATCTTGCTGTTAACTTTGGCCGTCGGGTCAGGAATCTCGTGGGTTCAGACCCTTATAAAGACATATTCCCCGATATCAGTCTACAAGCGGATAGTAAAAGCGCCAGTAGGTGGGGTACGAATCATAACGGTGAGTATTTTGCTATTGGTGTTGGCGGTGCTTTGGCTGGTCGTGGAGCAGATCTCTTTATAATTGATGATCCGCACTCAGAGCAAGACGCAAAGTTAGGAAAGGGAGACGTTTTTCTCCCAGCTTGGGAATGGTTTCAGTCAGGACCACTACAAAGGCTGATGCCTGGCGGTGCTATTATTGTAGTAATGACTCGATGGTCTAAATTAGACCTAACAGGACAGATAGTTAACCAAATGGTTAAGAATGATGAAGTAGATGATTGGGAAATAGTAGAGTTTCCAGCTATTTTAGAGGATAAAAAAGGGAATGAAGTTCCATTATGGCCCGAGTTCTGGCCGTTAGAAGAATTACAGAGTAGAAGAGCTGCATTAGACATACGATACTGGAATGCGCAGTACTTACAGAACCCAACATCTGAAGAAGGGGCATTAATTAAGCGAGAATGGTGGAATATGTGGGAAGAAGAAGATCCACCTAGTTGTGAGTTTATAATAATGACGCTTGATGCTGCTCAAGAAGCTAATAATAGGGCGGATTATAACGCATTGACAACATGGGGTGTCTTTTTTAACGAAGAAACTAATAATTACGCTATAATATTATTGAACGCGGTAAAAGAACGTTTGGAATTTCCAGAGCTTAAGCAACTTTGCTTAGATGAATATAGAGATTGGGAACCAGACGCTTTTATTGTGGAGAAAAAGTCAAATGGTGCAGCGCTTTATCAAGAATTTAGAAGAATGGGAATTCCAGTGGGCGAATTTACGCCTGGAAAAGGACAAGATAAGATTAGCCGTGTTAATGCTGTGTCTGATTTGTTTAGTGGGGGTGTGGTTTGGGCACCAGACAGACGTTGGGCGCATGAGGTTATTGAAGAATGCAACGACTTCCCTAGTGGTGCCAACGATGACTTAGTTGACTCCACAACTTTAGCACTCGCTCGTTTTAGACAGGGTGGATTTATACGCTTGCCTAATGACGAAGAAGATGATATACAGATGTTTAAAGGTCGCAATACTAAAAAATATTATGCAGTGTAATTAGAGGATAAATGATGGCAGACATAGATAAAGGTTTATACGCAGCGCCGGAAGGCATAGAAGAGTTAGCTGAATCAGAAGAAGCGATTGAAATTGAGATAGAAGACCCAGAAAAAGTTACTATAGGTATTGGTGATGCTGAAATAATTATTGACCCGGATGCTATGGCTGACGATGAGTTTGATAAAAACTTAGCTGAAGAATTAGATGAAGGAACTCTAGTTGAACTGTCTTCAAATTTACTTGAAGATTTTAGTAATGACGTTAACTCAAGAAAAGATTGGCTTGATACTTATGTTGATGGGTTAGAGCTATTAGGGTTAAAACTTGAAGAACGTACTGAACCGTGGGAAGGCGCATGCGCTGTCTATCACCCACTACTCTCCGAAGCATTAGTTAAATTCCAAGCTGAAACAATGATGGAAACCTTTCCTGCTGCAGGCCCAGTGAAGACTTCTATTGTTGGTAAAGAAACTCCAGAATGTATTGAAGCTGCGCAACGTGTACAAGAGAATATGAACTACCAACTCATGGATATGATGCCTGAGTACAGACCTGAACATGAAAGAATGTTATGGGGCTTAGGATTAGCAGGTAATGCGTTTAAAAAAGTTTATTACGACCCAGCACTTGGTCGACAAGTGTCATTATTTGTACCCGCTGAAGATATGGTTGTGCCTTACGGTGCATCTAACTTAGAAACAGCCGAACGTGTAACTCATGTTATGCGCAAGACTAAACAAGAAATACATAACTTACAAGAACTGGGTTTTTATCGAGACGTAGAGTTAGGTGAGCCTAACTATGACTTAGATGAAGTAGAGAAAAAGATAGCTGAACAGATGGGCTTTGACGCTACTAATGATGATCGATATAAAATATTAGAAATGAACGTTAACCTTGACTTAGAAGGGTATGAAGATAAAGACGGCAGTAGAAAAACAGGAATAGCACTACCTTATATTGTAACGATAGACAAAGGTACTACTGAGATTTTATCTGTTAGACGTAATTGGAAACAAGAGGATAGTACAAAAAAACGCAGAGAACACTTTGTGCATTATGGCTATATACCAGGATTTGGGTTTTATTGTTTTGGTCTGATTCATTTAATTGGGGCGTTTTCAAAATCAGGAACAATGCTATTAAGACAATTAGTTGACGCAGGTACATTATCAAACCTTCCAGGTGGATTTAAAACTAGGGGCTTACGTATTAAAGGTGATGATACACCAATTGCTCCTGGAGAGTGGCGTGATGTAGATGCTGCAGCCGGAACACTCCGTGATAACTTAATGAACCTCCCGTATAAAGAGCCAAGTCAAGTACTAGCTCAATTGATGGATAAAATTATTGATGAAGGCAGGCGCTTTGCTTCTGCTGCAGATATGAAAGTATCTGATATGTCAGCTAACTCTCCAGTAGGTTCTACACTTGCAATACTAGAACGAACACTCAAAGTAATGTCGGCAGTTAATGCACGTATCTATTACTCAATGAAAAAAGAGTTTGGACTACTTAAAACATTGATAAGAGACTACACAGACTCTGATTATCAATATGATCCTGCATCAGGAAACCCAGGAGCTAAGCAATCAGACTACGATAAAGTTAGTCTTATCCCTGTTGCCGATCCTAATGCTGCAACGATGGCACAGAAGGTTGTGCAGTATCAAGCAGTTATGCAAATGGCACAACAGAACCCAGACATTTATGACTTAAAAGAACTTAATAGGCAGATGCTTGAAGTATTAGGTGTTAAAAATATAGGAAAACTTATTCCTACAGAAGACGACGCAAAAACTGCAGATCCAGTAACCGAGAATATGAATATGGTAAACGGAACTCCGGTTAAAGCATTTTTATTTCAAGATCATAAAGCTCATATCGCAGTACATAGAACATTTAGAGATGACCCACTTGTACGTGAGATGATAGGGCAGAATCCAAAAGCACCACAAATGCAAGCGGCTATGGAAGCTCATCTAGCAGAACATTTAGCTTTCCAATACAGATTAGAAATTGAGAAACAACTTGGTGTCCCACTTCCAGGTGAAGATGAAGTATTACCTGAAAATATTCAGAATCAAGTAGCTAGACTTTCTGCAGACGCAGCACAAAAACTATTGCAACAGAATCAAGCAGACGCAACTCAAAAACAAGCACAAAAAATGCAAGAAGATCCGTTGATTCAAATGCAACAGCAAGAGCTTCAAATTAAACAACAAGAGTCTCAAGCTAAAGCGCAGAAAATGCAAGCGGATACTCAACTAGACGCAGCTAAGCTTGAGTTAGAAAGACAAAAATTAGAAGTAACTACACAGCGTGATGTGATGTTAGAGCAAGCCAGGATTACTTCACAAGAAACTATTGCAGGAGCTAAGATTGGAGCCGACGCTGAAATGGAATCTAAACAAATAAGGACTAAAGAAGTTCTAGAAGGCGCCAAACTAGGAGCCGCAGCTATTAACAAACAAAAAGACGTTATGCTGCGAGAAAAAGAATCTAGGTTACGTAACGAGACTATTGCGCATACGCAAAAGTTAAGAGACAAAACTGAGATAAAGGAAACGAAAGATGAGGACAACATTAACTAATATAAAGGACTAACATGACAGAGAACGAAACGCTCTTACATTTATCGGGCCTGATAAAAGAGAGACGCAACGAAGTAGTAGAAGGTATGGCCAGAGGAACTGACAAGTTTGAAGCTTATCAACATGCTTGTGGACAAGCTAGAGGATATGACCTCGTTCAGATGCTAATCGCTGATATGATGGCAAACCATAAACAATATGAAGAAGACTTTCAAAGCAGTCCTACGGATAGCGTTGTAAAAATCGATTCAAAGAAAAGGGGTAAATAATGACTATAGCCACCCCAGACAAAACAATAGTCTCCAGCTCTGGAGCACCTATTAAAACTAAAAATACTAAAACCACTGACGGAAAAAAAGTTAGCGAAGAAGAAGCACTAGCTAAACTAACTACGCAGTTACCTGACGTTAAAGGATACCGCATATTATGTATGGTGCCTGAAGCAGAAGATACTTATGAAGGTGGAATAATTAAATCAGATTCTGTAAAACAATTACAAGAGCATGCAACAGTGGTCTTATTTGTTATGCAG